ATGGCATTGATCGGCACCATCTTATTATTTGCAACCCTGTACTGGTTCTGGCGCTTACATCGGCGCTACCATGGGCGTCAATGGTGGCGGCATAGTTGGCCGGCCATTATCGCATTGCTCGTCAGCTTTAGTATTCTCGGCACATCTGATGAATCCACTCAGCCAACTGTGAAGACAAAGACCGTTACTAAGACCCACTTAGTAACGGCTAATAATGACAAGCAACTGACGGCACTTCAAGCTGCCAATCGTGCTTCTGCTAGCAGCTTAAAGCAGGCTGCGAAAAAACTTTCGAGTAGTCAACAACATATTGACAAGCTCAAGGCTACGAACAAGCAAGCTGGCGCAACTTCGACAACAGCACCAACCAAGGTCAATTCTGACCATAACCCAAGTAACAATGCGTTGGCTAGTAAAACTTACAACGGTCAACAAACGATCACGATTAATCAGAATCAGCCCGCATTTACCGCTAAGGAGCTCAGTACGAGTCAGGGTGCCTGGCAACAATATGGCAATTTAGACTCACTTAACCGGGTGACGGCTGCTAATGCCCTCTTAAATCAGTCACTGATGCCCAAAGCTGAACGTGAGGCCTTGAATGTTCGACCAACTGGTTGGCATAACAAACGCATCAGTAGCGGTTGGCTTTACAACCGCAGTCATCTGATTGGCTATCAATTAACGGGGCAGAACAACAATATCAAGAACCTCATGACCGGAACCCGTTCTTTGAATGACCCTGAAATGACGACCTATGAAAACCAAGTTGCGGCCTATTTGAAAGAAAGTCCGAAAAACTACGTCCGCTACCAAGTGACCCCCATTTTCAAAGGTAACGAATTGTTAGCCCGCGGTGTTCAAATGCGTGGTCAGTCAGTTGGTAGCAATACTGTTAGTTTTAATGTCTATATTTTCAATATCCAGCCCGGTATGACCTTGAACTATACTGATGGCACTAGTCAGGTCAGTCACTAACGATCATTGATCATCGTATTCAGCCTATCACGCAGCAGCCACAAAAGTGATAGTGCCCTGTCGACCAGAAGTTCAACCCAAGTGAAATTTTAAAACAAGCCCAACAGACGTACTATGCGACGTTCTGTTGGGCTTGTTTTGACTTGCTTAATCCAATACGGTTACGCCTCTAACGCCAAGTCACCGTAATCATACGGTGGTTGATATCAAATTGCACTAACACTTAGCCTAAGTATAAATTCTCAGTAATCGTTATATGCGTGGTCATGCACGTGATTCGCACCAACGCCACATCTAGAGATAAAAAAAAACCACACCCCATAGTAGGGTGTGGTCTGATGACGTTCCGTTAAGTAAATAATTACTTAAGGGTAACACTCCTTCTTGCCTGCGTATCAGCGGTTTAACATAGCCTGTACCGGAATTGTACCCGAATGTTATATTAACTCGTTTTAAATGCTATAAAGTATCGTAATTTAACGAGAAAATTCATGTATTTTCCTAATACAACATGTAGTAAATAATCCTAGTTTCAAGTCTACATTGACACAAGATATGAGATTTAGCTTTTAACAAGTTGATTCTATCGACTTGACTCATTCCTTAAAACAGAGTATAAATAACTTATAGAAATCAAACCCCTCGCACCACTTAACTGTGGCGGGTACGTCCCGTATGCGAGGCTTTTTTTGTAGGTGAAATCATATGGAAAGTCCGCATCAATTGAGTATCGAAGACCAGCTTGAACACTTAGAAGCCATGGGAATCAAGCTGGATACTAGCACTAGAGAAAAAGATCTAAAAACCATCAGTACTGTTGGTTACTACAAGTTAAAAGAATTTGCGATGGCGTTTGACTCGTCTACTGGTGAAAGTCAAGGTCAACAAATTCATTTTGATAATTTAACTTTCAATCAACTAATTACACGTTACTATCAAGACAAAAATCTGCGTATCAATGTGCTACACGCCATAGAATCTATTGAAGTTTATCTTCAAAATGAATTAGCAGCAATCCTTGGTGAAAAATACGGTCCCTTCGGATACCTAAAATATTCCAACTGGTGTGACCGTTCAATTCCTAAATTTGAAATCGAATCACGTCAATATAAGTTTAAAAAAAGCTTGTTGTGGCAAGTAAAGAAGTCACAAATCCCTGATATTAAATATACTCGAAACTTGAACTCTGATGGTTTTCCAACTGTTTGGCTAATGATCGATACGTTAACCATCGGGTCGACAATTTCATTACTTCAAAGCATGTCCAAAACAAATTTAGAATTGTTAAGTAATAAGTTTGATTGCACTCCTCATGAACTTCTATCATGGTTAGGCTGCTTAAATCTAGTTCGAAATATATGTTGTCACAATTCAGATTTAGTAGACATTAAGTTTGTCACTAAACCAATAGTTCCGGAAGAATTTTCGGATGAAATACTTCGTGTACATGATCGATATTCAAACCGAATTGCTATAGCAATATTTATTATATTGAGGCTCATGAACAGTGTTAATCACAAATATGACTTTAGCGCTATTCGACGATCGTTAGGCAGCATTGTTAATGGTAATGAAGACCTTGCTCATATTCTTGGCTTTCAAAGTCGAAACTCGCTTAGAAAATTGCCCAAGAGTAGGGGAAAACACTACCACAAAGGAAAGCACAAAAAATAATTATCAAAAAAAGCAGGTCATACATTGGTCCTAATTAACCAATGTATGACCTGTTTTCAGGAATTATTTAATCTTCAATTTATCACCCGGATAAATCGTTGAATAGATTGTTTTGCCGTTTTGAGTAGCTAGCGTATATACGTTCAGGCCGTTCCGTTGCGCAATTACCCACCAGCTATCACCCGAAAAGGCCATGTAATACGTGTGAGAAGCACCCGTTTTGACAAATACCAGTTATTAATAATGTCAGTTTCACAGTAGTGAGTATTAGAGTTGCAGGATTTTTCATATATTCCTATGATAATAATGGAATCTAGTAATAATCTGGTTTTCTCTTTCGCTAAGATACTTTTTCTTATGTATTAGCCGTCTGCCCTCACAGCAGGTGGCTTTTTACGCAAAAAATCCCCCACGCCGAAGCGCAGGGGATTGATTATACTACTTTTCGCCTGCTTGTGAGGCGGATTCTGACGTTGTTTCAGTGTCAGATGATGCAGAACTATTCACTACAGCAACTGTGGACGTTGGCATTTGTGCTTCGTCAGCAACCTTATTAGCAGTCGCTTCAACCTGACTTTTCTCATCACTGTCAACCGTTGGTACTGTCACTGTTTGAACGTCAGTAATAACGCCCAGCATACCAAGGATCGTTAATACGGTATTCACTACTGCGATAATTGCTGACCAATCACCAGTAAACTTAACACCAAACGTGGCAAAGACTTGTTGAATCAAAACGATCAGTAAGGAAATGATCCCAGCGATCAATTTACCATTCAAGCTTCCGTCAGCATTTTTAAAGCTAATTTTTTTAATCATGTTTTTCCTCCTAAAGGAACTTTTCTACGATGTAAATGACTAACGTGACAAGTACGCCACTAACCAAGAAGCCAATTAGCCAATTTTGAATCTGTGTCACGCGGTCAATTTGATGGCCGGCTTCGATGGACTTGGCTAGGGCCTTGTCTGCTTTTTCGCCAATATCATCAACTCGGTTCAGCTTTTCTTCGATGTTCTCAACTTTCGTTTTGGTGGCGGCCACATCCTTTTGAATATCCATTAATAACTTAGTTGTATCGTCATATTGTGCCATTACCGCACCACCAATCGCTGGCCGGGATAGATAGTGGTGTAAATCGTCTTACCGTTCTGACTAGCTAATGTAGTCATGCTCAGGCCATTACGTTGTGCAATTGTCCACCAGCTGTCGCCAGACTTGACTGTGCAATACGTATGACTAACCGGATGACCAGTAACTCGCTCCCCGTAGGCCGGCCCGTTGGTGACGCCTAGCTTAATGAAGCCGTATAGGCCATTTGAACGGGTGTAACGTGCCCATACATAGTCATGCTCGATAATAACCGCGTTGTAAATTACACTCTCACCCTTGTAATAGGTAGCCACTTGACTAACTTTGTCGCTATCCGTGTAGCGAACAGCTAGTGCCTGATTAGGATAGAACACCCCTCGCTGGTTGTATTTAACGACCTTAAAGGTGGCCTTCTTAGCTGCCTGAGCCTGCTTAACGTTGGCTTGAGCTTGTTTCTTACTAGCAGTCGTATAGCCTGACTTGGTAATGCCTGTTAAATCGACATTGCCATCTAATCCGCCTGCTTTATACATGCTGGTGAATTGGAAGATAGCCACGCCGTCCATGCTAGGGAACCAGTTATAATCAGGGCTAGTTCTAACCAGATAGTCTGGATATTCAGCTAGCCACAGGCAATTACCATAGGCACGCACAATGGCGCTAGTGTCAACATGAGCGTTTAAATAGGCTTTTCCGGAGTATAACACTGGGGTATAGCCAGCCGTTTTAATTAGTTCCATTTGAGCTAGAATGACATTAGTGTTAGCTGTCACGCTATTAGAAGCCCCGTCCTCATAATCTAGCGCGACAATACTACCCTTAGACGTCTTAACTCGTGGCAAGTAATAGGCCATCATCGCCTTGGCGTTGATCATATTGCCACCAACACCATCCCACAAATAGGTGTGTACCCGTTTACCAGCCTGTTGAGCTGACTTCACTTGACTAATATAAGTGGTTTGAGGGATATTAGTACCACCATAGAAGCCACCAGCTTGCGAGAATACAAACTTATCGGTGCTATAGCCGAATGTCCCACTATTGCCGTTATACTTAGACCAATCAACCCCCTGTTCACGACTAGTTGAAGCCTGACCAGTAACATTGACCATTAAAAAGGCCATAAAAATGGCGCCCATCATTAAGATGAGTGCCTTTAACTTGTGCTTATTCAATTAGGTTACCTCCTATTGTACACTGTTATTATCTACGGTAGCTTCTGCTTGTGCAGCTTTGTAGGCTGTAATTGCATCGGATACTTGAGTAACCTGAGCTTGGGTAATCAGTGATTTTACTAGATAATTGCCAGCATATACAGTTGCTAAATCCGATGGAATTAATCCATTGTTAATACTATCAATTAACCCTTCTGTTAAAAATTTGCTTAAATCAAAACTCATGATAAATGACCTCCTAATGATACAATAGCTGCTTGTATTTTTGCGTAATCTGATTGTGTCAAAATTTCTGATGGATTAGGGCACCATGGTGTAACTTTGGTGCCTTTTTCAAGCTTAAAGTCCTTAAAGGAAACTGTACTCTTATCTGTTTGCAGACTAGTGAAAGACACCCAACAGTTACTAATTATTGCGACATCTTCTTGTGTCAAAGTTATTGTTAATTTGGAAATTCCTTTGCTTCCCGCAGCGATAACATTCCCCTCAATACCACCGCGTGCAGTGGCCATATAAACGGATACATCATGTGTCGCCGGCTCTAAATAACAGCTCAATGTATAAGTTTGATTTGCTTCTAGTTTCTCCGATGGTTGACACGTAGTCAGTCCAGTGGCCCAACCAGTGGCATCCGTGACGGTTGTGAAAGTATTATTTGTTCCAAGAAGTAAATTAGTTCCCACAGCGCTATTATCAACTTGCGTTTTAAGCTCAACAAAAGCTGGTGCTGTGGTTAATCCAGCATTATCAACAGTACCAGTGTCACCTTTGTCACCCTTATCACCCTTATCACCTTTTGGGCCTTGCAAACCAATTGGGCCTGGTACACCTTGTGGGCCAGTGTCACCTTTGTCACCCTTATCACCTTTATCGATTGTGCTTGCAACCTCGTGCATTGCTTCCACAAAGTCATCAAAAGCGATTGTGGTAATACTCGCACCAGATTCACTCTCAATGTTGTTTGTAATGGTAAAACCGAGTGGTTTATCACTAGGATAAATACTTGTGCCTGCTGGGTCAACCACCCAAATTTCTAACTGATAATCCCCAGCCGGAAGTCCTGAAATCAAAGTCGGCATAGGCTGTAAATTAAACCAGCCTGGTTTTATACCAGTCAAACTAGTAATCGCTATAGGCTGACTTCTTAAATAACCACTGGCATTGCCAATCTTGGCGGTAATGCTAGTGGCCTGAGTTAAATCGACAACTGATCCGGCACTTTTGCAAATGAATGTAAAAGTTGTCTCGGTATCGCCTTGCTTTATTTGCCGAGGTGATTTAGTTGTAAACTCTAACGTTTTATTCATCGTATAGCCTCCTTTAATCATAATGTGGCAGATGGCGCTACATAATCCTCACCAGTAATTTCTTTGTACTGATCTGTTGTTAGACCGACCCCCACAAATACTTTATAATAATTAGCGTCATTTTGACCCCAAGACTTAAATAATTTGCATTGTTCATAAATAGTCATTACTTAGCACTTCCTTTACTTAGAATTGCAATTTGACTCGCCTGATACATAGCGAGTGCTTTCAACTGAGCAATATCACTCTCTTGCTGCATTAGTGATTTTTGCTCATCACTTGGTGACACTGCTGGGCCAAGGGTCATTACCTCTGGCTGATCAGCACCAGTGAATTGATCAGTATCACGGTTGTATTTTAACGGTGTGTTCAAACCAGCTGGTGGTAACGTGAATGTTTCACCAGTAACTGGTTGGTAATTATCGACAACCACGCTAGTACCGGTAACCGTGCCATCATCGGTATATTGATAAATTAATTTCAATGTTTTGCCTCCTATCGTGTATAGCTAAAGTAGCCGCTCACAGCAATTAAAGATTTGTTTGGATAGGCGCCATCAGTCCGAAAGACCGTCAGCTTGTTACCAGCAGTCAAGTACACCGACGCCAACACGTTTGTCTTGTCGTCTAATGCACCACGACAAGGTAAGTACATTGGTTCACTGGCTGCGTCTAATGGTGGAAATCCTGCCGGTAATGTTCCGAAGGTGATTGTGTCAGAATTTTTGATATTGCACGTCAAATCAAATTGAACTTCAATTAGACGAGTTGATTGCATATCATTCGACTTGACTTGCAATTTTCCTGTAAATCCATTGGTCGGCACTAAGCTGACCCAACTAGTATCGGCCCAACCAGTATCGTGCGTAGCATAAACATCACGAACGAATGTCTGCCCAGTCGCAATGCTCATGAAATTGATATGTTTGAAAGTACCTTTCCCACTGACTGTTACCATTGCAGCGTGACCATCGTAACTCTTAGGCCCATTCGTATAATTGGTTGCAATCCAGCGGCCGAAATCCAGTTTCATCACGTCTAGCTCTGTAGTTGTCCGAGCGGTTTGTGCCCGACTATCAATAACAACCTTATCGTCAGCTGACTCAAACCCAGCCCGTTCAAAAGTAGCGGGCAAATGAGCATCATCATTACTACCAATATGATTATCAACTTTAGATTTCAACTTACTGACTGTTTTTGAAAGCTCCGGTGCTGTCATCTTTTCCATAATATTTCACCTCCTAGTATGTGAAATCCCGGTCGGCACCATAGCCAAATCGATAGGCGTGGATTTTTCGACTGCTAGTATCAACCGAAAAGATGTCCCAACAATCCTCAGTAATCGTATCTTTTATTCGACCAATATCCCCAGCATGACAAAGGCTGCATGCCGTTTCTACACAGTTAATCCCATCGTAAGTAATTTGACCGTCTCGATGAATATGACCACTGAAAAGGCCAATCACGACCGCCTTGCCTTGAGATGTATAATCACAAGTAACATTAATCGGTAAAGTCCGACTATCATCGGCCTGACTATATTTCGTCCCTGATTGAAAAGCATTAATAATGCCAACTAGCACGTCTGAATTATACTGGCTTAATTGGGGTTGACCCGCGGCAACTTCAAAGGTTCCCGGTAAGGGACAATGGGTAAAAATCATGACTTGCCAGGTATTATCTGGCAGCATTAATGCTTGATTAGCCAACCAAGTTAGCTGTTGATTTTGATAACCACTTTGAGTTAGAAAGTCGTACTTATAGGTGCCATCACTGTTTAGCGTATAGGGTAAATCAAAGCTATTCAGCCAGATTAAGCGGACTTTCTTATCGCTATAATCCTTGTATCCATACAAACTATCGCCATCACGTGTTTCACCGTAAACCTTATCAGCGGTGCGGTAATACGCTTTAATCTCAGTATCTGACAAGCAAGTTTCCGGCGTGTTATTGCCATTCTGACCAATACCACTGTCATGGTTGCCAAACACATAGTAAACATCAGTACCAGCTGCGGACCGATTGGCAAGCACACTCGTTGCTTGCCGGGTCTCCACCAGCTTCTCTTGTTTGCCATACCAGCCATTGGTATTGTCACCACCAGCAACGACAGCGTCTAAGCGGGCACGACGACTAGCCGCTGCCATATAAACATAGTGGCTTATTGAGTTTGGTGCATAGCTGCTAAGCTGGTGATGGTTATCTGTGATAAACCCAACATTTAAATTACTTGCTGGAATCCCTGTTAATTGGTTTAACCGGGATAACGCATAACTAGGAATTGGTCCGCCAACCTCGTCAACTTCATCTTCAAAGTAACCATTCAAAGCATTACCATCTTGGAAATCGCCAAGTGCATTTTGAACATTTACAGTTAGCGCTGCAAACCGATCTTCGAACTCTTTGACCGTCAGAACATTGCCGTCTTTAATCTTTTGTGCGATATCTGCCAATTGGCTAGTTAAGTTTGTGACAGTCTGCTGGATTGTTGCATAGTCTCCATTCCATTTGGCAAAGGTGGCTACAATTTTGTCGTCAAACGCTTGGATTTTAGTTTTTAACTCGCCATCAGTAGTATCGATTAAGATTTGAGCCTGATCTAGCACTTTCTGCAGTTCCGATCTGAACGGTGCCTTATTGACAAACATATCGGGGTTCCCGCCATAAACGTGGAACCAGATATTAAATGTCGTGACGCGTTTACCGTCAGCATTCTGTAAGCCCAAGAAGCCATAGAAATAACCTTCCTGTGGAAACATGGTTCCGGGAAGATTCATCTTAACTCGACCAAGGCCAATAATATCATCGCTGGTTCCAACATAGCTAACTGCTTCACCAGTATCAGCCGTCACTTGGCTATTTTCATCAAGACTACCAACAAAACCAGTCAAAAACGGCACTAGCCCATCTTGAAACTGTTGTGCTAGCCCCCGCTCTTTAAATTGAACAACCAATGGGACTTGTTCATCGCCCACTCGGCCATTAAAGCTATCACTAAGATTGAACGCATCACCTGAACCAATTTGTTGTTTGTACGTGTCTAGTGTAATCGTACTAATCATTTACTCACCTTCCTTAGTTTCCACTATTTTGCCATCTACAATTGCAATTGGCACATCATAGTCAGACAAGATATTAACGATTGCTTGCATGTTCGTCTCGTAAATATTTATCTTGTCAGACATATCATCAAATTTATTTTTAAGATCATCTAATTCAAGCTTATCAGTATCTAGCTTATCCAAATATTGTTGTATGATCTCGAAATTAGAAGCCAATTTTTGATACCAATTATGGTCTAACGGAAGTGTTGACAACTCATTTGTTGCTAAAGCCTGTTCATTATTGTCCATTCGGCATTACCTTCTTCCAACTAACAACACCATTATTATCAATAATTGGTTTCCAAACAGTGCCATCTTGGGAAACTAATTGATTGTTAGCAGTTAAAATTTTTTTAATCTCTTCTTTCGTGTAAAAATCCGTAACATCTATATTTGGAATAGTTGGCTTATTAACAATGTCTTCCCATTTGATTGGGAACCGATTATTAATAGCATCAACCGCATCAGTCACTATTTTTACCGCGTCTTTCAATGAAATACTCATGAAATTTCACCCAGCTTATTTAATTTGTCGATCGTATCATCATCAGTGATTAAATCGCCATCTTGCAGGTCACCTAATGCTGCCTGTAATTGAATCATTGTTTTGTCAACGTTATCATGAGCATTAGTAATGTGTTTAAACATGGCAACATTAATATCATTGACGGCCAGACTAGCATTATCAAACGTAATCGTTGGTAGTGAAAACTGATTAAACGGATTACGTTCATAACCGTTAAGCGCTACAGTAGTTTGCCAATCAAGGTTAGGCATGATTAGCTTGACAGTTTCACACTGTCTAATAATCACATTCCAAGCGGTAGTAGTAAGCGTTGCAATTGGTTGCGCTTGAACTGTTTGCCGAGCATATTCAGTCATGGATCCTTGATCAGTAAAACGCTCATCACTGAGTGGATCACCACGTTGCAGCCCCCACTTTTTTACACTGTCATCATCACGATAAACAAAATCAACTTGATACTTAGTAAGAGATTCATTCTTACTACTATCTTGATCAATTGGTTTGCCTAAGCAATGAACTTCATTAACCAAGCTAGTTGTATCGAGTGACAATTTAACGTCTTCAACATCATGTTGATAAAACAATGTATCAATAACAGGCTGCTGTTTTAGATATGTTGCACTATAAAAAATAATTTGTTGGTTATTAAGAACATAACTGGCATCGAATTTACTGGTATAATCTTGCAAAAATTTATTGAATGATGAATTACCAAGATTTTCAATTTGAATTTTAGAAAAATCACCAATAAATTTAGCTGTCACCCCTTGGTCGTTACTAGCGAGCATAAAGTTGACTGCATCGGATAATCCGTAGGTTAGCGTTCCGGTTTTGACATTATCTTGACGAACGTTATTTGCCAATCGATAGAACAAGTGACTAGCTGTGATTTCATAAACAGATACCCCTCCAGAAACTGTCTTGGTACATTGAGTAATAACATAGCTTTGCTCGTCATAATGTACGATATTCTGTACGTCTAGCAGTTGAATAGCCTGCTCGTAAGCCAAGCTATCAGTAATGGCAAATGTTACTTGCCACTTTTCGTTGACCGTCCAAGATTCTTTAAATGTCTCTTGCAAGTCAGCTAGCGGCAACCGTTCTCTCTGCTGGTTAAGCCGATCACTAATAGTTAGCTTTGGATATTGAATCATCAATTTAGATACTTGAAATAAAAGCTAACAGTACAATTCAAATCTTGACAACCAGTAATCTTGAAATGATTGTTACCGCTAGCTAACCGGATAATGCCGTTGTCAGTATTAATCCCAGCTGCTTGCCCATTAATTTGTGGATTTACGCCAATTAGATTAAACGTATCACCAGTTGTTAATGGCTTCATACATGTAATCGCATCTCCAGTCGTTGTGTTAGCGATTGTAGGCGAACCAGTACCGGTCAACGTAATATCCAAATAATCTCCCTGCACCAATGGATCAACTGGTAGTTCACCAATATTATTGACATCAAATTCAGATGTACTGAATACATAATTCACTGTATCATTAGGTAGTCCTAGGCCAATATTCGGCATCTCGTTAATATGAGTTGACGGCATAATACTTTGTGCAACCCCAGTAAAGTTATTTAATGTAACAGTGATCATCATCATCTTATCACCATAATATTCAGCAGCGATTGACTTCTCGCGGACATGGTACATACGACCACCACCATTGTCAAAGGCAATCCAGTAATTATGACGTCGTATTAGAAAACTTGACAGTGACTGAAAAGTTAGTTTTTCTTCAGCATCGCCGTGGCAATAAGCAACGAACTTCAAAACTATATCACGTTGATCCAAGCGGCTATTAGCAAGCTGTTGACCATCGCGTGTACCTGCGGTTCGATAGGTATCGGCAATTACTGGTGGCAACCAGTCAAAATCAATTAGATATACGTTATTTAAATTGGAATCGTCAAAAATTGATTGCCATATTTGGCCATCTTCACTCAAAGCGAGTTCAATCGGGTCAAAACTCAACGGATTCGTATATTCACCAAATAAATAAGCGTGCGGTTTATCCGTACGCTCTGAAAATACTTGCATATTAACCTCCTAACTGTTCTGCATTCTGAATGTCTGAGCGTCTTTTTGACGCAACTTAGCAGCTAAGTCGTCTAATAGCTCCGGCTTCTTATCAGCTATGATTTGTAATAACGCATTAGCTTGCCGCAATAATGAATTAGTCTCGGCATTATCATCTTCGCGGTTGTTATTAGCCTGAGTTGAGACGGGTTGAGCACGCATAGTTGTATCCATGGCCTTAGCTAATAATGGATAAGCCGTGACATCATAAGGATTAATTACAAATTCATGGTGTTGGCTATTATCGCCAATGATTGCATTTTGCTCGTCAAATACCTCGCCACCGCTGGCAAATCGGCGACTACCTTGTGGGCCACTATGCAGCCAATCAACCTTTGGAACACCCCAAATAGAAGTATGCCCAATACTGTTTCGCCAATCAGAATTATTAAAGAAAGCTAACAGTTCATCGAGCGGATTCATCCGATTAGTATGTCCTGGCATGGCAAAAGCAGCAAATGTTCCTGGTGTATATTGCAAGATACCACCGGCTTCATTACCCCCACTATTCATATCATGAACAGTTTGAATAACAGATCTACCGCCAGATTCACTCATGATTGTTGCTTGTAAAAGTTCACTAAAGCCTGCAGGAAGACTATCGATGCCCATCATCTTGGCGGCTTTATCAATTAAACCTGGATTGTAGTGACCAGCCTTGCCGTCAGATACTTCCAGCTTTTTCTTTGTGCTGTTTAGCATTTCCTTGAACTTATTAACCGCTATACTTGACAGCTTTCCAATGGCACCACTAGCTAAGTCACCAAAACTAGCTGCCCCTTTAAATAAGCCATCAGTAGCTTTATGAAGTAGACTAGAAATGTTTCCAAGCGGGTCTTTGAGAAACTTATCAACAGCCTTGGCCTTGTCACCAATCCATGAGCCAATGTCAGATAGTTTGCCCTTAGTCCAATTAATCGCATTGCCAACAATACCGCCGTGCGCGTAATGATCGACACCGGCAGACGCCATAATAGCAGCCGTTTCATCGCCATTGTATACTCGTGTACCAGCTGGCAAAGGTAGCACCGCATTACGTTGGTGCGTCATCTTGAGTTCACCAGAAGGTAGTTGTAACAATTCCTTCCAGTTTTTACCGGCACCATCGTTAACCATCGATAGACGAGTATGCACGATACCACCTTGAGCAAATCTAACTGGCTCTAAATGTTGAATGCTGGTTTTGTGACCAGTGAAGAATTTCCAAACTGTATCGATTGCATCAACACCGGCATTAATAACGTTCAAAACACCGTTAATACCGTCTTGTGCGGCCTGTTTGATACCCTTCCATACATCACTGAAGAAATCTCCTAGTCCTCGCCACATGCCATGCCAAACGGTGCTGATTGCATCTAATACTGATGAAATTGTATCGTGCATTCCGTTCATATAAGCTTTAATTGCTTGTGATAAGGCTTTCCAAATGTCTGAAAAGATGTGTTTAATATCTCCCCAGACTTTACTCCAATTACCATGAATAATATCAAGAACGGTTTGAATTACGTCAGAAATGACGTGCATCGCCCCAATAACTAGCGGCTTAATCACATTCCAAACAGATCTGACTACCGTGCTAATAACATTCCAAGCAGCTTTCCAAATTGCTTTGATAATAGCCATGCCAGCTGATATGATTCCTTTAATTACAGCCATACCGATATCAATAATTGGCTTAATAATCGCCCAAGTCTTTTTTACTTCAAATGATATAAGCCCCCAGGCAACCTTCCAGACTGCCTTTACCACAGCCATGCCAAGTTTAAGAACTTGCTGGATCATCTTAATTCCAGCCGAAACAACTGGTTTAATCTCTTTCCAGAATGCCTGAATTGATTTAATCGCTGATTTGAAGAACGGGCCAAACGTCTTTTTAATCCACTTTACAGCATCACCAAGCCACTTAGTAACATTCTTGTACCAGCCTTTGATTGTATTAATAAGCCCATTTACGAACTCACGGAACTTTTTATTGTGCTTATATAACTCAACTAAAGCAAATATGATCGCCGCAATAGCTGCGATCCAGATGGTAAACGGCACTGCTTTTAATGCTGATCCAAATGATTTTAGAACACCAGAACCGCTCTTTAATGAAGACGTAAACTCTGTTACTGGCTTACCAAGATTCTTTAGACTTTCAGTTATTTTTAAATTATCGTTAATAGACTTGATGCCACCAACGAATTTGCTAACATTTTTCAAAACAAAAACGCCGGCTAATATTCTACCGAATGTTCTAATAGCTGGCCCATTGCTTGCTAATGATTTTAGAATACCAGCTAGTCCGCCTATAGATTTTGAAGCATCTTTACTGTTATTTGATGCTTTACCAAGTGGATTAACTAAAAATCCCAGCACTGAAACCACATCATTAATAGCTGCGCTCACAACTTTAAAAGCAATAGTTAGACTGCTCTTAACAATGCTGCCAAATGCTTTGATATTACCAGCATTTTTTGCAAGCCAAGCTGAAAGTTTGTCGACTGACTTACCAGCGTTTTCAACCATCTGATTTAGGGAGTTTGTAAAGCCCTTGCTAGTGAAATTCTTGCCAGCAAATGCTTTAGTAACCGTAGCAAATCCTTTGTTTACCTTGTTGCCCAAATCTTTAAATAAATTTTCAGTATGAGTTTCAGAAACCCATTTAGAAATGGTATTAAAGATTGGGTTTTTAGCTTTTAGCAGTGGTTCTTCAATGTCACCTAAAAGTTTAGGCATTTGTGCTTTAATCGTACGCTGCATACCAGTCATAGTTTTTAGTATGTTTTCGGCACCTTTACTGTACTTACCATTCCCTAATTCAGTGAATACACTTTCAAGTTCTTTACCAGTGATTTTCCCTTGACTAGCCATATGACGCATTCCCGCAACAGTTGTGTGTTCATGCTTGGCAAGTGCTTCATCAATCATTGGAAAATAAGCACCAATTTGGTTTAATTCGCCAGCAGAAACCTTGCCAGTAGCTAACCCATGAACCATATCCTGAGTTACTGACTTCATTTGATCGCCAGTCAGCCCAATGGTATCACCCATGTTTAACATGGCTTTTGACAAGTCATCGGCTTCGGACTTGCTGGAGTGTAAATGATAGAATCCTTGTTCTAATTCATTCACTAGATCACTAGCTTGACCAGTCTTCTTGCTTAAATCATTGATTGTGCTGACCATACCTTTGGCTTGACTAGCTGACCCAGTTAAAGTTGTCCATGTTTGCATCATAACCTGCTGTTCTTTGTCAAAATCATAGCCGGCCTTGGTTGCTTCAACAATGCCATCTTTAACTTTGTCATAAGCGCTGTATAGTGCATTACCAACAAATGTGCCTTCGATAATGTCACGCAAACGGTGGCCGTTCTCACGTGTTTTCTTGGCGCTCTCGTTAAACTTTTGAAATCCCTTACTGAAGCTATCTTTTACTTTTAGCAGTAATGAATGTTCCTTGGGAATTTGTCTAATTCGCTCGCTGAGATGTTTGAAAATATCGGTGAACTTATCCTTAGCACGCAAAAACACGGAGCGCTCCTTAGGAACGTCCCGCACTTTGCGTGAGAAGATGCCAATATTTTCATCGTTGATTTTAGACTTTAATGTCGTCACAACATCATGTGGAATTTCTTTAAGACGGTCAATTAAGCCACTAATCTTTTCACGGATTGAATTGCTTGAATTAGCGACTTGGTCTTTATACTCATTAAAGTTAGCTTTAGCTTCATCCATCGCTTCTTTCTGCTTGGAAGCATAATTGTGCCACTGTTCGCCACTCTCACTAACTTTAGATCCCATGTTAGCAGCAGCATGGACTGCTTCATCCATTGCTTGGCGTGCATTAGCAACCCCTTGACTAACCTGATCCATAAATTTCCACACAAATGTCTTTTCAACAACTGCACTCATTAATCGGCCTCCCCTCTGTCAGCTTTTGCTTCCATTAATCTTCGATACATAGCCATTTGAGGCGTATCAGGTTGTCGTTCTTCTACAGTTCGATAATCAGTTAATTTGCTAATTTCATTTGCAATTTGTTCATCAGACCGTTCTACGACTTCGCCTAACGGTTGACTGAGTTCGACACCATAAGTTGCCTGTGGCATTAAACGAGCGTGCATTTGCTCACGTTGCTGATTAAGCGTGTTAACCTGATAACCATGCCAAACAGCTTTAAACTCGGCCGGTGTCAACTGTTCTAATTGTTCTGGAGTTAAGCCTGCACTTCTGGCGTAACTGATTGCGGTGTACCAGGTTGCAGAACTTTTTTCAGTTTGTCCAGTTGTGTTTGAAGTTGTTCCATGCCCAACTGATCCTGATTGTATTGATCGCTGCCCTCTTTTTCCGATTCCAGCTTCTTCTGCATAATATCCATGATTTTGTTGTATCCTTTGACAAAACTGGTAAGCTTCCGTGCTAAAAAATTATCAGCGTGTAAAGATTGAATGATGTCAGAATAAGCAGCATTGGTCTTATCATCGTCAGCAAAGATAGTATCTTCGAGCGCTTCTACTACTTTGTCACGACTAGGTTGTGAACGCTTAAAGTAAGCCAATGCGTAATAGTAGGCGTTAACGATTTGATCCGGATCTTCGTCTAATAGGCCATCCACAAGGACGTCAAAGCCGTCACGACCGTTTTCACTGAGTTCTTTCTTTACTTGGTTAGCGAAAGCATAGTTAAGTTTAGGGGTACAAGTAGTGCCATCAATCATTAAGTTTTCCATAGTCTAAATTACCTCCATTAATGCCCAAGTGAGCTAGTGGTGCTGCCAATATCAGTATTATGAGCGAAGTCAAACATCTTTAACCCGTCAGCTAATAGTTGTGGGTCAAGTTCAGCCACATCTAGCACACCATCTTGCGTATTGCCATCGATATTGTAAGTGATATTAGCATGTAACAAGTTGTTAACTGCTTCGGTTTCTGGCAATCCATTAGGCTTAGCCATACCAAATTCAGCGGGCACAGACTTAACTTTCCCGCCAGTATCTAAAGTTGCTTCATTGAAATCCATGCGCCAAATGCCGATCGCCACATCTTGTTGAACTGCTTTTTTAATTCCATCATGAATCTTGTCACCGATTGTCCAATACGAATCAACGACAAATGTTTCTGATCGTGAACCAGACGTATGCAAAACGCCCTGCTTTAGGTTTACTGCTGAACTAGCACGCGTATTAGTTGTACTAGATGCAGCTTGTAATCCCAACATTTGAATCAGAGTTGCTGTATCATCCCATGGGAATTTGATCCCGTATAAAATTTTGTCAGCACTCTTTGTTTGTAGCTTTAATCCAGCCATATAGTGTTTCCTCACTTTCCATAGACAAAAATATCAAATAAATAAGCCAACCGAGTTAACGGCCGGCCTTCTAAACTGTTATCATTTAATTTACGCATTGACGAGCTGTCATACTTAGATGGCCATTCTGCTAATTTCAATCGTTGCATAGCATTGGCAACTTGACGGCCTAACGCGTATGCTTGACCAACATTAGCTACATCAGTATAGACATCGACAGCCACAGTGCCCAAAAAATAATCCAAAACTTTAATATCAGTTTGCTCTTGCTCATTCTGCAAGCTGACAACTACCTGTGGAAACTTAGTTGGCCGTTGCTGGCCGAAGTCGTATACCGGAACGTTCAATGCTCGCAGACATTGTTTAACGCTTAATAGTAAGTCTTCTTCCGGTGACATATCAATCACTCCCCAACACTGCCAAACGCATGATACGTTCAAATTCATTATCAAGTCTCATTGCGATTTTCTCACCGGTAGGCTTCATAAAAGGTTCGGCGGCCATTCTATAAGTGCCATATTCTACATAGACACCATAATAATCAACGCCATCTTGACTAGTGATTGGCTTCTTACTACCACTACCAGCAATGGCTGCCAATGCTAGTTTCTGATCTGCGACTGTTGCCATTGGCTTAACAGATACTGACTTACCATCATCACTAATCTTGATTTCTAGCGATCCTTGCAATGTCCCAGTTGGCACGTAACCAGACTTACCATGTCCAACTTGAGTACGCTCTAAGCCTTGTGCAGCTTCTTGCTCGCGTGCACCAGCATTCTTGATAAATGCTTTGCTAAGCGCAATGGCTCGTTGATATTCATTGTTGGCTTCTTCCATGGCTTCTGGCATACCATTGCGTGCAAGCCCTCTGGCCGTCTCAAATAATTGGTTAAAATAATCAACGTCAATTGAGAATGTAACGGCAGGTATTTTGTCATAGTTATTCGCCATGTAGTATCACCTCATTATGAATAATGTAGAATGCCGTTTGCTTATCATGCTGGCTAACTTTTTGAATCTCATGCACCGTATCATTATCGCCTTCAACGTATTCACCATCAAAGCCAATTGCATCGGCCTGATAACGTCCGTAAACACGAATAACCGTTGCATTGTACACCGTGCCATTGGGGGCAAATGTTAAATTGACCTGTTGCATATTAGCTGGCACTACTTGGCTTCGATAGCTAACTTGATGATTAAGGCCATTGGGGTCTTCATCAATAAGCTTAGTCAATAAATAAACCTTATCTGGATAACGCATACCATCACCAACCAATCGCAGTAGCACCGCGCGTCGTGTTGGATTGACCATCTATCCAAGCTTGGAGATCCGGATAGTAGGGTGCCAGGTCGTTAACATTGAATTGAAAAGACAGCCCTTCTTCACTGTGAGATTTTTCGCCCTCATTGTGAAATTTATTGAACTTAGTTACAGCCAAGTTCTCTACAATGTAGTCTAATCCTGATGGCAAGCCTGAAATTCTAACTGAACGGCCCAGATACAAAACAATGGCTTGCTCTGCATGATCAATATATAGTGTTAATCGTTCTTTTTCACTATCGGTAGGAGTAATGCCTAGTAGAGTAATGACGTTTTCTAATGTCTTATCTGCCTTATCACTGTCCTGTGTGTCACTCATAGAATACCTCCTGACTAGTGACCGAGGCTCGATACCGGTACGATAGGATCAGCACTAGTTACAAACTGTGCCATTGGAATCAATTTTTGATCGTAGACTTTTGACCAGTTAGTGCCATCAGCTAAATCATCCATCGTAGGATAAGCTTTGCCCGAATGCTGGGAAGTGAAGTTACTTTCGTTCCAAGACAACCCTTGTGGTGCAAAGACAAACCGACGACGGTTAACAAGATAGTCCACCCCATGGTTCTTTAACGGATCACGATTAGTTTCAACCGCATTAGCGACTGGCAATTCGGAGTAACCAACGGCACCTTGAGCAAACAAATAACTCGTGTACTTGCCACCACTGACTGGCAAGCTATCGTCAACCACAATTTGGACGCCTTTAATCTTATCACCAGCATCAGGAGCTTGGATTGATGTTGGTACGTTGCTATTGCCATTTAAGACGAAGGTTGAGCCATTCTTAGCGTCAACTAGGTTGGCATCTTGTAATTGACGGAGAACATCAGAATGAACTGCTACAATGGCCAAGTCTTTATAACGATCGCCTAATAAGAAACGAGCCTTGTTGAAGTTCTTCAAGCTGAACGTGGTATCAGTCTTATCAGCAGTAGCGTCTAATTGATTGACACCCTTCATGCTAGCTGAGCTAAATACCCCCGTGAGAGTTTTTAACAAAAGCTTTTCATAGACGTGTGACCAATAATCGCTGACTTGATCACCAATAGCACTTAAAGGATCCGCACCTGATAGTTCAGCTGATAAGTCAGTTGCACTCCAAGCTTGATCAAAGCCTAATTTCCGGGCTTGTGCTAAATCAGTAGTAATCTTGTTAACTAATAAATCCGTTGTGTCATCGGGCACTTGAGGATCATTGTCAGCTAGTGGCTTGAACAGTGGCATGTTGGCTACTTTGCCAGCACCTAATAATGCTGCAATTTGTGGCACGCTTTGAACGACACCACTCGTAAAGAAAGCGTTGTTTTGTGTTGATTTTTCAGCTAAATAAGCCCCCCAGTTTTCAGGGATTTTCATATCACTTAATTGGGTAATATTTCCGTTTACCATAATTTATCTCTCCTTATTATTTTCCAACATAAAACGGCTGGCTAATGGGTTGGGCACTAGCAATTAATTTTTGAGCCTGTTCTTTGTCGGTATTATAAATTTCAGTTTGTTTTGTTAAATTCCAACCATCTTTGGACCATGGATTATCAGTTCCTGTTTCTAGTGGTGAAGTATTGTTGTTTCCAGTAGTAACGGCTTGCTTACCAGTCAACAACTTTTCAGTAGCCGCTTGTACTTGGCTATCAACGTATTTCTGCAATAGTCCTAGATTATCGCTGGTTGAATCTTCGTCAGCACCCATAACCAGTGGCAGCATATCAGGGCTAATCCCCTTATCAAGTAACATTGACTTGGTCTTGTATTCCTGAATCTGAGTTGCTAATTCTTGATTTTGTTTAGCCATTTCAGCTTCGCGTTGTTTACGATCAGCTTCAGCCTTTTGTTCAGCAGTCATTTTAGCTCGCTCTTCGGCCTGCTTTTGCGTATCAGCCAATTGCTGTTTAAATTCAGCTTGCTGTTGATCAAGTTTCTTAGACCATTTAGCGTGCTGTTGACCAATCAATTCATCAATTTTAGCTTGTTGTTCATCAGTAAATGTTACCGGTTCTTCAGACTGCTTACCATCTTCAGGGTTGGTTTCTGGATTCTTTGGTTCTTCACTCATTAGACAACCTCCATTTAACGTCTGTCGACTTAATTCGTTTAACGCCCGTCGGCTAAAAGTGCATAAAAAATAGACCTTTTAATGCCATGTCCAGGGCAATAAAATATTAGTCAAGTTCATTTAAGACATCTTTATAATCCATTTGTACTGGAATTACATTGCAATGACAACGTGGGTGAAACGGGGGCACGTTCATACCGACCACAGCGTCTTTAATTTCAACGATTGTACCATCGTGGCCCTCACAATATCTGCAAACATGAGGATTATCTCTGGTAACAATCTTTAGCTTGGTAAAGCCTAAATTGCTGTATTGCTTGGCACATTCCCGCGTCTGAGTTGCTTTACTCTCAGTCACTAAAATACGCTCCATATCAGCCTTGGTTGACATGTAGCGCTTTTGCATTGCTGTTTCCCATAAATCTTCATTAGGATTAGGCTTGCCAGCCACACCTAGTTCTTTTGCAACAATTTTACTAGTAGAATTAGGGTTGACATGATTTTGCATTTGAAACTTGATAATGTTATCTAAATCAATTGCTAAATTATTGGCATGTTTGAAGATTAAATCTAATGAGGTATTCTCTGGCTCGTTTTGAGCAGCCACTCGATACAATGCACGATGTCTAAGCTGTTTATTGTACCCACCTAACCCACTACCAGTTAGCTTAGTTACCTGTTGAACGATTTCCGCCTGCTTAGCTTGAACTAACTTGTTAACCTTTAATCCCATGTTAGCGATATTAACACGTGCTTGAGCCTGGGCTACATCTAAATTGGTTTTGTAAGGTAGATTATTTAATAACGTGGCTAAAACTTGTTCTTCTTCAGGAGTAGCACTCTGTTTTAACTCAAGCACTGCATCGGTTAACTCTTTAATGTCTGCATCATCGGCATCATCTTGCCAAGTTACATTTTTGTGTAGAAAGTAGGTTAAGTTCTTAACTTGGGCATGATGTGAACGTTCGATAATGCTGATCAACTGTTGGAATACCGGATCCTTAACATCCAAAATATTTGCCAAAGCATGCGCCAGTTTATTAATGTCCATAATCAGCCTTCTTCCTTAGCAGAAGCCGGATTCCCAGTTGCAAATATGTTGCCCAATCCACCATCACCTTGAGCATAGTTATCGTTATCTTCCCTAGCAGCTTGGGTATCATCTTTAACGCGTTCTGCTTCAGTATCAGCATTGATTCCAGTAATTGGTTCAGCCATATCACGAATAGTTTCATCGCTGAATTTTCCGGTGGCGTTTAGCAGCTGGATAAGTTGAGCGGTTGCATCATCATTCTTAGGCAGATTTGGCATGAAATTAGCTTTAACCATCGTATTCCAGTTGTCAGCACTAATTTGATTGAGTGTTTGCCAATAACTAACGCAAGCATTCAAGCGATCGTGTAGACCACGTTTAAACAGCGTTTCCTGTAGCTTGCGTTCTTGATCACTGCCCCATAGTTTATAAGACATAGCCACACCGGATGCGTTAGAAGCAAAGTTTGGATCATTAACGTTGGGTGTGTTAGTGTACTTGTGAATTTCGTTGATAAGAAAGTTCGTATACGTTGACCAGCCAGCAGCATCATACTGCTTTGTTAGATACTTAGCATCAGGTTGAATAATGTGCTTGGCAGTAGAACCAACACCGCCACTTGCCGCAAATGGCTCTAAATACCACATATGGTTTTTAGGATCAACGTTTGGGTGAGCCGGTTCAATGATAATCGGCTGACCGTCTTGGCCTATTTTTTTATTACCATTCTCGTCCAGCAAATACTTAGGCTCTGTCATATTGGAAAACTTACCAGTTAAGACAATATTCGCATTGTTAAAGTCTTCTTGAAAGTCAGCCATCATTGATACACTTTTGTCCAGTGCATCTAGTTGGTCTAGTTCAGGTTCCCAATCGCCTAACCGTTCGTCATTATTGCGATACTCGGTTAATGGAACAGTATTGAAAAAGTGCGGCAATGTATCATCCAAGACTGCATTGGCAACGGGTGAATTTGTTTGAGGTAATCCGCCCTGACTATGAAAGGTAAAAAGCTGACTATCAGTGTAAACCTCATAGTGTTCTACCAATTGATTATCTAAGATACCAGTCTGATAATAACGGACACCAACAAGTGGCTTGTGATCGACGGTATCATCATAGATTACAAATGCTTGTTCAGGATCAACTCGAACTAGTCCTAAATCAGTCACTCCGTTTTTAACGTATACGAGATCATATGCTCGACCAGTGATTGATAAGTCCTTCGCTAGTTGCTGGTTGACATAGTCTGCATTCGTATTAGTGATAAAAGTATCTAATACATTTTGGAACTTTTGTGTCTGGCTATCATCTACTTCAGTGTTATCTTGCAGCTTTAACTGAATTGGATTACCTATTAAATAGCCAACTCGAATGCTTGTCATATAACGAGCGAACGCTGCCGCCACTCGATTGTTAGCATGGTAAGGGTTATTACTATCTCTTTGCTTTTTGATTGCGTTATTAGCTTGATAATAATCATACAAAGTTTGAAGTCTCGAGACTTGATGATTCTGATGATGGTTAATAAACTGATAAACAATCTTCATTAATTCTAACGGCTGTTCTGAAACTGCCGTGTATGTTCCAACTGGCATCGTGTAGTCTCGGTTGGCTTCACGGTCAAAACGTCGCTCTCCATAAATACTATTAATAGTCATTCACTCCCATCTGACGACCAATCGCGTATTGTTCGTCCCATTTAACACCTAATGATCCATCGTAATCCCCCATATATTGGCGAACCGCATAACGTAAGGCGTCAATCGCATGGTTGTCTTGGTCTTTAGGCTTGCTTAGCGTGTTACCCATACGATCACTGTCAAAAACATAACTATTTAATTCACGCCACAAATTCTTGCATTTAGGGTGAACGTGAATTTGATATTGCCATAGTTGGTCAATGCCAGCCTCAATCGGTGTTTTTACAATGCTATCAGCATTGACAATTTCTAAATCATTTAATTGAGCGGTTCTTTCAGGATTTGCACTATCTGCGTATATCCTAGCTCGTTCATAGCCGTTAGCTTTTAACCATTCAGCAATATGTGGCGTTGTTTGATGATAGGTATACATCTCGTCATAAACCCATAGTTGCTTATTGCGAACATCAACAGCAACGGCAACAAAAGCGTTAGGATCATTACCGAAGCCATAGTCCAGGCCAAATCCTGTTTGCCCACACTCTTGTATCTTATCCATAGCATTAAAGTCAACTTGTTCAACGTTATCTTCAAATACTAGCCCTTCAGCTACACCCCATTCGCCATCAACGACCGTTTTGGCGCGTCTAGGGTTAGTTTGGTATAAACTATAGAGCCGCTGCTTATATTCGTCAGAGACGAACTCATTGCATCTAACGGTGGTCGTGCGAACAAAGGCATCATCACGTTTCTGGTCAAAAAACTCACGCTTTAGCCAGTGGTGCTCATTCCAAGGGTTAAATGTTAGTGTCACTTGATAAAAGACTTGTGGATCATTGCCACGTAACGATTCAATTACCGTTTGTAACTTGCTAAATGATTCGATTTCATAGGCTTCTTCTACCCACAGCCAGCACAATTCGCCAGTGAGAACATTAACTGAAGTTAGCTTTAATGGATCATCAAGGCCACGAAAGATAATTTTCTGGCCAGTTGGCAAGTAAGTGATTTCTGGCAATGACTCGTTATACTTAAAGTAACGCTCTAAGTGGAAGTCATTAATAGCCTTCTTGCATTCCACGAAGGTGCTAGTCTTGTTGGTATTGGCATTACGCCTTACAACCAAGATATTTGACCAATGATACTTAACTAACCGGTAAATTAAATTGTGAGCGGTGGTTACCGACTTCTTCGATCCACGACTGCCTTTAATCACTCGGTAAAAGTGATGATCATGCCAGAAATCGGTATAACCATGACCAATCATCTTAGCTAAGTTAACTTTGATTTCCATCGTCTTGGTTGTCCTCCTTATCTGGTGTCAAATTATCGTTAAATACAATCCGAACAGTTTCATCAGTATTACTTATCTGTTTAGCCTTAGCCTCCGCAATATCTGCATCAGCTTTAAGCTTGCGAATCTTTTGATCTTCAACATCTTTGCTATCATTTTTTAGTCGGCCACTTAACTTAAACCATAATTCAGCAGCGGCCACCTGCTCCTTGGTAGAAGCCGGCGTTATAGTGGTCTCATCAGTCATGTACTCCATACGCGCTTCAATCGAATCATCACCACCCGCTACTTCTTTAGCAAGATTATCAATCTTTACGTAATGACGTTCAATCTCTTTGCCAGCACTGATACGATAGATGTTTTTTAGCACTTCGTCAGCTTCGACAGACTCGCGTTTTTCAACATCGCCAGTCTTTTGTTGAATATAATTTTGAATTCTAACATTTTCTAACAATTTCTTAGTTCCAACACTGGCATAGTTCTTAGAGTAGCCTGCGTTTATAGCCGATTGATAAGCGTTGTTAGTTTTAATGAATTCATTAGCAAATTTACGCTGTTTTGGCGTTAACTTTCGTTTCATTACATACCACCACACCTCCGTTAATTGATATTTTCAGCGTCTAACGCTTGAGTAAGATGTCCTTAACAATGGTACTAATGATGTACCATTTGCTCAATTTCCTTTCTTTTCCGAATTAAATCCATCGTCCTGTGAAACTTGATATACCGGCTTAGTTTTATTTTCCAAATTAAAAGCGCCATGCTGTTTAGCACGACGCTTTCTATTCTTACACCACTTATCTAGCCGGGAATCAGCTTGAACCCACTCTGGCGGCTCGTACCCATATTTGCTATGAATCATTCGTGACATTGATACCACTCCTAAATTTATGTAAAATAAAAACGCCCCGAAGGACGCTTAAAGATATTCTTTCAATAAAATGTCTTATTACTTGAAACCAATCCTGAAATAAAACTATCAGAAAAGCGAAATATTTGTGACACAAATTCAGGTTCAAACTTAAAATACTCTAGCACTTCTCCAAAGGGCATCACTTTATCATTTATTAATTTAAATAAAGCGGCAACTTTCCCAGGCCTTTTGATGCTCATTGTTGAATCCAGGGGTTCCCTAGACACATAATGTTTCTTATACCTGTTGGCAAAAAAGTTTTTATTTTCTTCAGAAGTAACCAATCCTAATTTAAAGCCTCTATATTCTGCAGTTGTCAAAGATACCCAATACTCCTGTTTTATAGCTAAGTAATCATCAGGAACAGATTTTCTTCTAACAGTAGCCATCAAATCTTTCATTTCGGATTTTGGTAGCAAGAACGCAGAAGCAAATTGATTAGCTTCCAACTCATATCGTTTAAAATCCGGTGCTTCCAGCATATTAAAATCAACATCAGAGTGTAATACCAAATGTCCTAATTCATGGGCTACATCAAAAAGTCGACGCACAGCACTCTTTCCCGTAACACCTAAAACTATGAAAGGAGACTTTAACGATCCATCTGGAAACCGTGTCCAGGCACTATAGGCACCGGCGTTTAGCGATAGTTCTTTTTCAAACACATATGCGCCCGCCTTCTCCACATAAAATAATAAGTCCTCGTTACTTCCGACTTGAATTAAGTCTCTAACCATGGCAGCAGTCTGTTCTATTAATTCTTGTCGATCAACAACAGTATTCCTCTCAATCTCCCTGGCAAGTGTGACCGCTTGTTTCAAAACATTTTGCTTTGAATTTAAAAACGATTCACAATAATCAATCAACGCAGAAGCAAAATTAATCTGAGCAGCTCCTTCACGTACGTTTTTTCGACTATTTCTATCAGTCGACCTATATGCAATTGCTTCTTCATCAGTTACATTATCTACTATAGGTTTCGTAAAGAAGAACGAACTTTTGACCCTAAAAAATTGACTTAGTTTCAAAACATTCATCATTTCAGGCTGTATATTATTATTTTCGTATTGACCAACTGCTTGCTCACTTATCGAGAGTACTCTGCCAAGGTCTTTACGGGATATTCCACGAAGATTGCGAAGACTTTTTACATTTTCTCCATAAAACATCATTAGAACCTCACTTTGTTAACTATTTTTTCTCCCTTGTATTCTCTTTAACAACTTTTATCTCTTGATTATCGTAATATGAATAACTAGAGCTAGGTTCTTTGTCTGGGTCGAGATCTTTTGACAAAGTGTTATTATTCATAAATTCATCTGGAATTTTAACTTCACTAGCTGCATTTAATTCAGACAAATCTTCAATCAACTTAATCTGTCCATCATATACAAGGTTTAAACTCATCTTGTCAATATCAACGCCCTTATCAATATTGTAAATTAATAAATAGAATGCGTCTGCAGATTCAGATTTTTGTTCGTCAATTTGTTGATCATTGGCCATGTTTAAACCATCATCTAAAAGGTTGAGTTGTTCTGATTTTCCAGTAAACAAGTCAGAATATGGTTCATTTACATTTTCACTCCATTGACTAATATAATTCTTATGCAAGTCTTCTTTTTTGGCAAGATTTGATTTTTTGTTTAAAAAAGCAGACCCTTTCTGTGCAATCCAAATAATTTGATGATTGATTTCAAATTCAAACCTTAAGAAATCCCATCCTGCTGCTTTGTGCCAACTATAACTGCCTAGCTTATTTTCGTTTAAATTTTTTGCAATATTATCATCAATATGATTGCTTCGAGTCCATGCATACCCACCACTAACTTTCATATCCCCTTTTTTCTGAATTCTTTCTGTCAAATACTCGACGAAACCTGTCCGAGTAGCATCTACAAGCAATTTTTTTACATCGTCGTTCAATAACGGTAATTCGGTCATTTTTACACCCTCACTTTATTTATTTTAAATTAATTATACCACTTACTTTCATTTTTTAAACAGTTTTATCTTTTTGATTTAGTAATATCGCCGGTAGGCATCGAACCTACATCCCATTGTGGCTTACCAATTAGCCCACAGCGATACTCGTATTCAACGGCCGACGTTAAATACGAAGACTAATGCCGGCAGCAGAGAGGAGCGCATCACCCCTTATAAATCCGCCGGCTACACAGATAGCTGGATTTGAACCAACATAGACGGTTTTGGAGACCGCCATCTTGCCAATTAGATCATATCTGCTTAATAGACGGGCAATCATATCAACTAATCAAGGAGGCAACACAAATTGTACACCTGTGCCCGTCTAAAGTGGCGATGTGGAATCGAACCACATACAGCATAATAAATACCGTATTTACCTTAATCCGCCACATAAAACGGCTAGGGCTATCAGAAAAACGTTTATTTGTCGCCCTAACCAATTATCGATAATACTAATTTACCACCAGTTTATTGCTATGAAGTCCGGCTTGAGTTCGGAAAAAGTTCGGTTAAAGTCCGGTTTGAGTTCGGTTTTGATAAATATTTAGATCTTCTAGGTAGTAGCTCTGTGCAAACTGTAGCATTGCCAATGGCTTCCAACGGTCAAAATACTGCGTCTTGCTGTAGCCAATATCCATGTAGCACATCGTGTCGCTGTAACCTTGCAAATATAGCCGATCTAATATCTCCTGGCACTCATGATCACAGCGGGCCATGGCCTGAATAGTCTGTCGGACAATCTGCTCTGCATACAGGCGGCGTGTAATCCGATCCTCGGCCGAATTACCAGACGGGGCCGACTTAGGCATGCCATCCATGTTAGGCGATTTTAAATCAGCGACTGAATGGCCGGACGCCCGAACTGCTTGCGGTAACTTCTTATCCAGGAACCGCCGCACCTGTTTAATTGTTTTATCTTGGTCAATTGGTGGAAAAATTTCATCTGAAATAACTTGCTGTTCGCCCATCATGCGCCCCTCCGCTTTCGTATGCTATAATTAATTTATTCGGAATTAGTTGTAGCGGTGTCAGCATTGGCAGCGCCTTTTATATGTTATACTTACAACGGTCATTCGAGTGGTCCTGTGACTAGTCGCCTTAATTGGTGGCTTTTTTCTATTGCCATTAATTTCCAATAGCATTAGAATTTAATGGCACGCATGTGCAAGCCAATGCTCACTACAGTTGTGAATAGTAGTGAGCTTTTTTGTTCACCCATGACGTTGTATAACCCATGTCAGCAAGAGCGCAATAACTACATAAACAATGATGACTCCTAGCACGATTGAACCAATCCAACTAACTAACTGCCACGGGGTTGCGTTCCATATTGCTTCAAATATCTGTTTCATTTATCTCCCCCTCATTGCTCTGACACAACCAGTGCTGAATATAAATAAAGATTTTCGTCGCCTATCCCTTGATTGAATAATAACTCAACCGATATATCAGCATAGTTGTATCGTTCTATCGGCATATCTTTAGGTAGTTTTTTAAGCTGGTTAATTAAGTCGCCGACAGTGTCGCCACTTACCCATTTATCGTCTGCCAGTGGGGATTCAATGATAATTTGTTTAGTCCACGATGGTAGGCGCCAATCGAACAGCTTCTTAACCCGTTCAACGTCAATTGGATAGTTGCTTTTAACAGCAATGCCTTCTATCTTAGTTTCATATTTCATTTTTTAATCCTCCACTAGATACCCATCTAGCCACGCACGGGCAAACGTTTCCGAATGTTCCATAATCCATTCGCCAACATCAACTTTCCATATGTTCCCAGAATAAGTTTCATCAAAAACCATTCCTAAATTGCAATCCCATTCTTTATACTGTTTAATCAAGCAAGCAACATTTTCAGGGATAACTGGCAGTTCGGCATACGTCTTCTTGAACACGTCGTCTGTAATCGTCCAATGTTCGTCATTGACGCCGGTTGCAATCCAGTCACCAACGTCTACTTTCCCTGACCCTGTTAGATATAATTCAGGGCTGTGGTGAGTTCCAAGCATTGTTCCTGCGTCAATTAACTCATACTTATCAATCATCTCATTACTTCCATCAAATTGTTCGGCCTTGATAGTGGCCGTTTTACGATAAACTTTAATCATTTTTATTCCTCCAGTAGCTCCGGGTTCTCGTGCACGTTGCCAATAGCTTCAATGTTCTGTTGTCCTTTGTCAACTTCACGCAACGTCAAGAATACCCCTTTAACACTAACTCCGAACGTCCCTGTATCCTTTGTCACTGGTGCCGTTTCGGTAACGGTCTTAGGCATAATTATTTTTGGTTTTAAATTGTCTTTGTCGTCATAGATATAGGTCTTTGGCTCATCACGACTAAGTCTTAAAATATCGCCTTCATAAATATCCTTACCGTCATCGTCTTTCAGGCCGGTAAATTGTTCAACATCGTACCGATTGTTATTTAAGAAACCTCCGAAGCAATCCTCATCATAGCAAGCATCCTCACCGTCATCGTATTTGACAAACCCGCTCAACGTGTCATAAGCATATTGCACATTGTAAAGATATATTTCGTTTTCCTTGTCCCACGCTCTAAACTTAATCATCGTCGCCATCTCCTAATGTAATATCGTCTATTTGATCGAGTACCCATTTACAGCACGCAGATACTCCTATGAGACGCGCCTCGTCAGCTTCACGCTTGCGCTCAATTAACAGTTCACGTAATTCTTCCATTTCTTCACTCATCTTAAATTTCCATGCCTGATCCAAACGCCATTATTACAACTAAAGCAATAACCCAACCGTTAGAATAAGATCCCACATAAGGCAAGATTAATATAGATGCTATCCAGGCTACAGTAGTTATTAAATAGCCAATCTTATTTTTAGTACTCATTTTTAATCCTCCCCGAACGCCCGCTTATTAATGTTGTATGGCCCATATTATTTAGCCAATTGCTTATTATCCTGTGCTTTAGCTTTATTTGCTTCGGCGTGCTCCTTCATTCGCCGGTGCTTCCGTTTAATCGTTGACCGCTTCTTAGTGTGTTTAGGCATAACTCACAATCCTTCCGGTACGCGCTCTTTAATGTACGTGTCAAACTGTCGTTCAATTTCATGACTCTTTCTGGCTAACTGATCCACTGTTTTAATGTGCTCACTACCAGTCCGGATTAAATACCCACGAAGCCAATGCAATGCGTCCTCGACGTTTTTACAGTGTGCTAAGGGTGCTTCTACCAGCCGATTAATGCCAGACTTTTCATCGTAGCTAGTTACCGGATTACCATGGCTGTCTAATGACATCCTGTTAACCTTAACTTCGTATTTGTCACTAGTCAGATGATACTGGTCAATTTTCATATCAATCATGTTTATTCCTCCTCCGTGATTTCATCTATTTCTACTCTAGGATTTCGTTTATCAACGGCAAATTCGTCCTGGAATCCTGTGATGTGCTTTCGATTGTCGTTGCCTAAAAGCCCAGCCTTCATAAAGCCGTCCAGCACAAACTTTTTAGCAAACGCGATATTATCCGCATCTTTCCGGTTGTTCTTCGTGTACCACGTAAATTTAAGCTTGCAAGGCCAGCTGAATTCGACTCCAGAATTTCGACTAGCCCGCGCATATACACTACATAAGGCCGTGTACCGCTTCTTTAGGTTAGCTGCGGCGTATCTGTTGGCCCGTTCAGCCTTAATGTACTCATTTAAGCTAGGTAGTTCGCCCTTAATCACGACTTTGCTCATACTTTCGGCACCCGGCTAATGTAGTAGCCATTAACAATCTCGTTAGACATACTGGCCTGTCTAATCGAAAATTCTGGGGCGCCAATCCTTTTACATAATCGTGCCAGTGTTTGATAGGCGATCACTTCATCAGGATTGTTATACTTCTCAGCACGCCAGTAATCGTTAGTCAGTGGCAGGCTGTATTTGTGGACTAAATCATTTACCCGCTTAAGCTCAATCGACGTACTATCGGATATTTGTCTGAGAGAATGTTTGCCATGCTTATGTGCTTGCCGAATGGCTTTAATATCTTCACGTTCTCCCTGCTTAGAATCTTGTTTCATACTGGCTAGGTAGGCCGCATCACTGCTTACCTTAGTCCCAGGCTTCACCAGTCTAACTGGAAACGGCCATTCACCAGATTTGTAGTTATGTTGCGCGAGCTTAAACATTTCCGGTTCGGGCCCGATTGCTAGTGGGTGATCGATATCGGGTAGATCAGCGTTAATTACTAGCACCTGTGTTTCAGTCATGCGCTCACCCCTCTTTGACCATTGACTTCGATTTCAAAAATTTATTAGCAAAATACTGCTGCCCCTTGCCCGTAATTAGGGGTGTAAAGCGTGTCTTTGAACCATGGTTAGTGGTGATCACGGTTTCTCTCACTTCCATGATTCCCAGCTCCATCGCTCGTTGGGTCGGTGAGTTGTAACGTTTCCCCATCGCTATTAGGTAGCCATGAGTTCTTAGCCAATCGAACAAGCGGTTTTGACCAGTCTTAATACCGCGCTGGCGTAATACCTTAGCAAAATTACCAACGCTGATAGAATCGTCTGAGCCTGAAACTGCTTGGCCTAATCTAGCTGGCCCTTGCAGCTGTTCATTCTCCAGTTTCAGCTGCTCGTTTTTCCTCATCAGAAACCCATATCCACGTTTGACAACCTCCATTGGGCTGTTCCACTTATCTTCAATAGTGATAAAATAACGGCGGTAAATTTGCCCTTGCGGCGTTTGCGACATCATGGACAACTCTTTCGCCATGTTAACGGTTAATGCATAATCTTGAAGCTCACGTTTGGCGCCGTTATTTACAACCGTAACTCCGGTTACACTTGTGAAATCAATGCCCTCGACAAACATGCTAAAGTTTTGATCAACCCATTTACTAAATCGGGTTGTTAATTCCAGGCCTTTGTGTAGATCCCGGGCAGACACCAACTGCCGCCCATCTTTTTCAGTGATTTTAATCAATTCATTCATGCGCTCACCTCTCTTACTTGTCATAGGCTAACTTCCTTTCAAGCTCTTGTTCGTAATGAGCGTGTATCTCATTCGTGCAGTTAGGGCACGGCTGTACTACCCATACACCTTTCATAATCTCAACATGTACAATTTTTGTTCCGTTGCATTCACACATTAGAACGATACCTCCCGTTTGTCTGGGGTCGCCGCCGTAAAGCTGATGACGTGCCCATTGATGCCACGATATATACGCGAAATGATTTTTGGATTATAAACGCTAGCCAAGTCGGCACTACCTAAGTTGGTCGTGATAATGGTTCGCTGGCGATTATTCACGATGCCAAACAACACATTTTGCACATAATCGCTGGCTTCCTTTCGATTCTTGCTTTGATGGCTTTGGAACGTTGCTTCTGAGCCTAAGTCGTCAAGTACAAGCAAGTCTGCATCACTTAGTAGCTGAACCATGTTCTGCTCGTTATATCGGCTGTCAGGATGGCCGAAACTGCTTTTGATTAACCGGAATAGTTCATTCACGCTAACGAATAGACAGGCCATAGATTTATCTGCGTGATTGTTTACCGCTTTGGCAATAGATAAGGCCAAATGTGACTTACCGCGCCCCGGCATACCCGTCAATATCGTGTTGTACGTAGTTTTCGGGTTTAAATACTCGCCAGCAATCTTCCGTGCCAGCTTTAGGTTATTCGCTGACTCCGAACTGTTTGGGCGGAAATTATCAAAGTTGGCATCCATCAGGGTCGGATCATCGAATATCGAGTCCATAGCTAGCACGTCCGAGGTCCGGCGCTTATGCCAGTAGTCATTGGCATGGTCAATAATCTTATGGTTTTGCTGTTCAATCGCTTCTTTGGCACATACCATGCAGAATGGCTGGTGTCCCTGCATGTAAACCATATTCACCCCATGCCGTGGGCAAACTTGGTCACTGGTCTTTAACCGTTGTAGCTCAGGAAAGCTAATCCCTCGCGCACTCTTAGAAGTCGTTTCTGACATACGTTTGTGCCTCCCTTGATGCCTGACCGCCGCTAGTCGCAGCTGGTTGAACGGACGGTGTCATGTCGTAATTGCTTAACCAACCGCCATTATCCAACCAGTTCGCTAGCTGCTGAACGTACTGTCCCTGTATCCCCTTAACTTCCAAGTACCGCTTATAATTGCCGATACCCTGAATGATTTGGCTCTTAGTGGCTTTACCAGCGGGGTTGGCACCAGTAACGGTAGCCCGATAATAAGCATTCCATGCGTCACCAAACTTTTCTTGGCGTGGGTAAACAGCCCACACTTCGTTCTGGAACTCTTCACGAATATGGTCACGTGGGTCATTATTATCTTTTTCGGTAGTAGTCGGTTCAGGTGTAGTATTAGTAAGTTCTTTGGAGCTACCAGTTGGGCTACTGTCTGGGTTACCAGTTGAGCTACTGTCTGGGTTACCAGTTGAGCTACTACTATCGTTTCTAGTAGCCCAACTGGTACTGTAAAGCCTGATAATTTGGTACTGAGGCTTTTGCTTATTTCTTTTGCCAGGGACGTATTTGATTAATCCAAGTTGTACTAGTTCGTTCCTAGCCTTCTTTAGCCCGGCCTCGGATAGTCCAGTAAGATCGAGCAACGCAGAATTCTTTAGGGTAAACAGTTTATCTAGCTGATACTCATCGTTCGCGTAGTCCAATAACTCGCGATACAGGTTATTTTGACCAGTTGAGATATCTATTTGATTCCGTTTCAGATTTCTGTAAGCTCGCCTTTGCTTGAAATAATCCAAATCTACACCTCCTTTACTAATGGGCCTTTCACCCGTTCGGTGGATTCAGTCACTGCTGCATTCAAGCCAATTCGAAGATTAATTAAAATGGTAGATCGTCATCGCTGATATCAATTTGTCCGCCAGTTGAATGCACTGGTTGCTGGTGTGGTGCTTGATTATTTGACTGTGGTTTACTCTGATTGCTTTCGCGATCCGGTAAATCAAAATCAGTGACGTTCACCCCTAGCTGTGTTTGTCCGTTGTATTCATCAACTTCAAACGTGCCTGTCACCGTAACGTGATTTCCTTTATGAAAGAAGCGTTCAACCGTGCTAGTGCGCTTCCCCCAAACCGCGCATCGAAACCAATCAGTACCATAATTGCCTTGATCATCCGGACGAGTCTGTCTAACTGCTAAATTAAAGTTTGCAACTTGCATACCGCTTTGTGTTTGTCGTACTTCTGGGTCCTTACCCAAGTTCCCCGAAATCGTGATTTGTCTCATGCTGATTGTTCCTCCTTGTCAACGTAAGAATTTAATTTATTGGTGACCATCTCAATTAGCGTGTTAGCACTACTGTGCGTGAGTTTATCAATGCTGCCAACCTTCTTGAGATAAGCTTTAGCAACAAATTCCTTATCCTTGTTTGTTACACCCGCCAGAGATTCAAATAGTCTGTCGAGTTGGTCCCTTTGCTCGTTATTGATAAGCGGTTCACCAACTGTTGCGTTACTATCAGTTGTATCTGGATCTTCTTCCTTGTCGGTGATGTTAAACAACTGTTTGTAGAAGTATTTTTGAGCACTCGTACAAGCTTTAGCCATCGCTTTTTCACCGCTATCTTGTCCACTACCAGGCATTGACCCTGTCTCTGTTTCCGCACCGTCGGTAATCAAGAATGTCCCCATAACATCAACAAAGTGATTAGAACCCCCACGTTTACTCTCCTTGTCATATTGATTAATGACTTGGTAATTCGGGATTATTCGGATTCCAACACCTTGAATGGCATGTTCAACCGCAGCTTTGATAGATCCTTCGGATTGAAATTCATAATTCTGAAAGCTATTCTTACCGTCTTTATGAACCGCACCAATTGACTTAGCAGCCTCATTAAGTTTCTGTATCAGATTAAGCTTCTCATTCATTCTTAGTCCTCCTTAGCTTTTACGGAAATTTTTGGCTTTTTGAGCGATCCATAATACCCCGGCAGCGCCTTAAGACTTGAGTCCATGATCTTTCCATCAGGGGTTACATAAAGCTCTCCGCTTGCTAGTCGGTTCTTAATCTCAGTTTCGTTTACACTCCGGGACGTCTTAATCAAGGTATCGTCAAAACGTTCAAAGACTGCTGTAAGCTCTTTGGGTGTCGCGTCCTTATCTCGTTCAAGGTTCCAGTTACGAGACGTACTAGGGTTAACGGTGCCTATTTTGAAGTGAAAAAACTCAGTATCAACTTGTTCTTGATCACCCATTGCCATTCGCTGTAATTCTTGTAGTTGGTCAATTTGCTTATCTACCGTCTTGATGGCCTTTCGATACTTATCAATTTCCATTTGTGGTTTTAGCATGGCCTTTTTAAAGGCCTTCTTATCTCGGGTAGCCTGCTCAAGCTTGGCTTCCATTTCATCGAGCGTCATGCCCACAGTTTCTTCTTTAATCATTCTCATCGTCCTCCTCATCAGCAATGACGCCACTTTCAATCAGCTCTTCCTCGGTGGGCACATCATCACGCCAGCCTTCCACAGCTTCTTCTTGGTCAATTAACCAGCTATCGTAGCCGTTCATTTCGCCCACCTCCGTGCTAAACGTTGTCTTAGTGACTGTTTCGGAGTACAATAGAACTCGAAAATGAAATTGTTAAGCGTCTTAGCTGCACGGGTACTCCCAATACTCGAGCAGCTTTTTTTGTACTCAAATTTAGGCTTTAGCGATACTTTGCGTACTTCCAATTCGTTCGACCTCCTTAAATGTGCCAAAAACATTATTCAATTATTCAATTGTGATTTGCTTGTAAAGCACATTTCCAATCCTGAACGTGAATTTCATCGTCTTCATCTCCTTAAATTCCAAACCAACTAGCAACTTCATGACGCTTGAACCATAATGCAGTTAGCGCGCAGCCTACTAATGCTCCTTCAATCATTGCTATTTCCTCCTTACGCTCGTATTTGGTTGTCAGACATCCAATCTTCTAAAGCTTTTTGTGAAAATGAATCTTTTGTCCCCTTCTTGAAATGTGGGAATCCAGGCTGATAGTAATAAAAATCTTTTAATGTATCCACACTGCATCCAAGCATACTAGCAGCTTGCTGTTGGTTTAATCCCTGATCCGGTGTGTAATACTTCTTCACCAGCACTTCCAGTTGTGGCATGATTCTATCGGCTACCGCAACAGCTACAGCATCAATAAACTCAGTATCGTCATTTTGCATTGAGATCATCATCTCTATCACTCCTTCCTATGTTTAACAACGCCATCTTTAAACCACTTTTTCATTCGCTGCTTAAGTTGATCTTGCATGGACAAATCAAAGCCACGACATACATATGCGATTAGGTTTAACAAGTAAAGCACTGCATCGAAACATTCAGCCACTAGCTTCTTAGGATCATCAAAGTCATTTGGCTTTAAGTCCTCCTTCGGTATCGTTAGTTCATCAAGTGAATCCTGAATAGCCGCTAGTGCTTGGCTCAGCTCTGGCATCGTTTTAACGGCCATTGCTAATGGCTCCTTCATAATTCGGTCGCCATCAATCACCGGTGTCGTAACACCAACAAATCGATGTGCCAGTTCAATTGCAAAGAATTGATTCTGATTAGGTAATGCTGCTAGAAACGCTGGTACCGATTCTATTCGAATGCGGGCCTGATCATGCCTTTGTTTGTAAATTAACGTTACCGAGTAGCCTACCTTGCCGCTCAGTTCAATAGGCGCTACGTTGTTATGATTCATTACATCAGTCAACGTACTACCTGCAAATACTGAGCTAGACTGTGTTAACATTCCATCACCACCTTTCAGTTTTATGGGTTTAACCTGAATCAAAAACGCCGGATAATATAATTAAGAATTAATCATTTCATAGAACTCGTTTTGGTCCCCATCGTGAATCATAGCTATTAGCTCTTGAAGCTCGTCTTCCGACATCCAGAATGTCTTAGCATTGATTAGACTCGGCGACACTGCCGGGAGCAGTTCGATGATTGAATCGACAAGTTCACGTTTGCGATTTTTAATTGCTTGCATGTTGTTTCCTCCGTTCCTTGAAAAATTAATAGTTTGGTTCGCTCCTTGTGCGATAATTAGCATAAGGAGGTGATAATTATGCTAAATAACGAAATGCGTGCTCACGATTTAGCGATGTTGGTTGCTAAAAGGACTTTAGATGGTATGACTGAAGATGGCATTGCAAACGAGTTTAGTAACTTAAGTCGTGCAATCGAAAACAGTCAATCTGGTAATCCTTCAAATGAGACTAGTCTTTTCTTCGTGTATCAGTCGTTTTACCAGAAATTTCTGACTCTTTTGAACGAAGACGATCAGCAAGATCATCAAAAAGGTTAGAAGTGCACGGATACATGTTGATTTTTAAGTCAACTGTATATTTTCTCTGGAGAGTTGCTATTTGCGGTAGCAACTCTTTTACTTGCTCCAAATTTTGCATTTCTGCTTCAACTTTTAAAACTGGCTTATCTTGTTTCATTTTGGCATCTCCAATTCTATTCATATTGTTTAACTTTTGCTTGTAAAAAAACGTTAACACTAACTCCTAGAGCGTTAGCTGCTAAAAAAGCTTTTTCCAAAGTCAATTTGTTAGTCCCATATTCAATATTTGCCAAAGCCTGTCCTGAACGCAAATTCATGGAATGCCCTAATTCTGCGAGAGTTAAATGTTTCTTCTTCCGAATATCTCTGAGAACTAAATTAGCGTCTTTTTTTACAACTGGAACATTCATTAATATCACCTCGTTACACTTTATGTTTAACTTACAGTCTTTATAATACTACACATTTAGTGTAAGTCAATACTTTTCTACACTTTTTGTTTATTTTCCTAAATATTATGTTTAACTATTATATAATCTACTCAAAGAGGTGAAATAAATGTCTGAATTAAGCAATAAGCTTACTAATTTACGTGAACAAAAAGGATGGACTAAAACTTATGTTGCAAAAAAGCTTGGCATATCCAACCTCGGAACCTACGCAAATTATGAATATGGTACACGTGAACCTGATCTTCAAATGTTGACAAAAATTTCAGATATTTATGGTGTAACCACGGACTATCTTTTAGGTAATAACAAGACCCCCAAATGGGCAACCAAGAAAGATACCATTGACCTGAAGGATTTTCTTGAAGCGAATGAAGGCTCAATGACCTATGGGGGTGAAGATCTTACTGAAGAAGAAAAACAACAAGTGCGTGTGGCCATGGCAACAATATTCTGGAAACGCCACAAGCATGATTAGGAGTTGTACCTATGGATAGAGTAAAAGATATCGTTAAAACTATTGTCAATCGTTATCACACAGCGGACCCGTTTGTAATTGCGGAAAAGCTTAACATACAAGTGGAATGGTGTGATTTTGGGGCAATGCCCCTGGGGAAAAATGCTTATGACAACCAAGAGCCTATCATACTACTCAATAATTCTATTAAACACACGCCTACACAGTATTTCATACTCGGCCACGAACTAGGACACGTTATATTCCATGAGGGGCTGATTGGGTACTACACTTCTGTTAAACATGGACATTCTAAGTTTGAACGTGAAGCTGATGAATTTTCAGTTGGATTGATGGGAATGCTTTTTATTGAGGAGAATGGCCATATTCCCTATTCATACAGAGAACTGTCCTATCAATACGGGGTACCATTCGACGGAGATTAATATCAATTAATTTGGAGGAATTATAAATGAAAAAGATGAGTATTGGTTTCATAGCCGTTATGGCTATAATTTTTACACTGACCGGTTGTGGAAACAAAAAGCCTGATTATACTGCTTCAACAGCAGAATCAGCATTAAATGCTAATAAAGATATTGAGGGAAAAACCGTTCAATTCAAGATCGATAAAGTTGTTCCAAATAGCGCATTTGGTTATAACCTTGAAACTGGCAAGCACTTGAATTTCGTAAGTTCTGAAAATCCCAAGGTGAATAAAGGTGAAACAGTTACGGTAAAAGTTAAGAAGGCTAGCTCGTCTGTGGGTTCTTGGGTTATATCATACACAAATCTCAAAAAAGATTAACTGTAAATAATTGGCCCTTAGTTGGGCTTTAATGCGAGTGTAGTTCAATGGTAGAACGGTTCCTTTAATTCAAGCATAACCTACTTTCCGATGCAGGTTCGATTCCTGCCACTCGCATTGACCAGTCAGGATGTCATGAAAAGCTCAAACATTTATGTTTACTTATACGAACGGGATCTATTAGAAAACATTAATTTGGAGGAATTATTTTGGAAAATTTATATAGCTTGAGGAGTATATATTATGGGTGAAAAGATTTTGGGATTAGTATTAACTATTGTTTTTGGATATATTACATATCGATTGTATAAAAACAATAGTATGAAAAAAGGAGTGCGTTTGGGGCTGACAATATTCACAAGTATCTTAACCGTGTCGTCCCTTGTAGGGCCTTATACGGAAAGTAGCAACAAAGCAACTGATAGCAGTACCGTTTCAAAAGCTGATAGCCAGGCTTTTTCAAAGAAAGCCAGTTCCAATAATGAAAAAGAAAAGGAGAAAGAAAGCCGTTCTGAGTCCAAAAGCAGTGCAGCCAAAGTAAAAAGAGAATCTAAGAGTCAGTCTGCTTCAAGCAGTAAATCTGAATCTCAGAGTGAAAGTAAACTGGTAGAATCCACTAAAAATAAAAACGAGCAAAAGAACTTCGAAAAATTCTAGCAAGATTTAGGTGATGCACCATCAACTACTAAAGGATCTATCACCTCGGCAAACTATGACCAGACATCAGAGACTTTAAAACTTACTTTATCTGATGAAGCACTAGACTTGCAGGGCGCACAGTTAAAAGAAGTTGTCAGAGCAGCTTGGAATGCTGGAAACTCTCTGGTTGACTCAGACAAACCATTTCCTGATGATAAACAGGTGGTATCTATTATCATTCAGGATTCTGCCGGAAATCAGCTTGCTCATTCAAGCGCATTTCTTCATGAATTTAAATATGACGCAGATAAATAACAATTATTAGCCCTACCCGGGCTTTCACGCGAGCGTAATTCAACGGTAGAACATGTCTATCCAAAATAGAGTCTCCCACTCTTAACAACTACTATGCAGGTTCGACTCCTGCCGCTCGCATTTATAATTAATATAGGACCTTTAGCTCAGTTGGTTAGAGCAGACGGCTCATAACCGTCCGGTCGTTGGTTCGAGCCCAACAAGGTCCATTCACGCGAGTGTAGTTTAGTGGTAAAACGACAGCCTTCCAAGCTGTAGTCGCGGGTCCGATTCCCGTCACTCGCTTATACCCCATTATTGGGGTATATATTTTGAGCTCAAAAGAACATACGTTCAAATAATTCTAATTGGAGGACTGCTGAGTATGCCACGACAATGGAAACCTTTAAAACGTCACCCTGGAATCTACGAATATGAAACAAAACGAGGAAAAAAATACGGAATTCGTCGCTCTTATACCGATATTAATCATAAATACCGCACTTGGAGCAAATCTGGTTTTATAACTTGGCGAGATGCTGATATTGAATTAAAAAAATTCGAAGTAACGCTTGGAACTGGACAAATCACCGCATCAATTTCAGACACAATTACGCTTCAAGCTTACTTTGATAAAGTTCTAAAGCGAAATATCGACCTGAAACTTTGGCGACCAGCTACCATTACTCAGAAAAAAAACTACTGGAACAATCAATTAAAGCCTGTTTTCGGTAATCAGAAAATCAATGAAATCACTAGGCAAAGTTACCAAAATTTTATCGATCAAATGATCAAAGATGGTTATGCCAAGAACACTATTATTACAACCAATTCTGTGATGCAAATATTAATGAATGATGCTGCCCGGAATGATGTGATTGTGAAAAACAAGTTGAGTGGTATCTCAATTGATGGTGGTAAATCACCATCATCAAAAACAATCACTGAAAAACAGTATAACCAACTCATGGCCGTAGCACCTAGTGTCTTGTCAAAGTACCAATACTGCATGTTAGCCCTGCTAACGCTTGGGGAACGACGCGAAGAGCTTATGGGACTGCAATTCAGTTCTTTTAAGTTCTCACAATGGAATGACGAAGAAGTTTGCGCAATACAATTTAAGAAGGGGCGTACTAATGCAGAACCAGACGGCGGTGACTTAAAGAATAACTCAAGCTACCGCACAATATATGTACGTGGTGAAATGCTCAATATTTGTCATTACGCCATCACCTATAGCCAAAATATTTACTCAAAGACCCATAGAAACATTAATGATGAAAGTTTTTTATTTGTAAATGAAAAGACAGGTATGCCAATGGGAGTACAGCAAGCAAATAAGGTTTTGAATAAAGTGGGTGAAGCAGCTGGAATTCATATTACCCCTCACATATTCCGACATTACTTTGCTACCATGGCACTCACCAATGGACAAGTTGCAACTGATGTCATGCACTGGTTAGGCCACTCATCTTTGCAAATGACTCAAAGTTACACTCGGGAAAATGTTCGTGGTGCACTTAATGTCTTTAATGGCATGGCTCCTACTCTACTAGGAGATTCAGATGATGAACACCAAAGTTTGTGA